TCGTTCACGGCCGTGGGCACGTACCGGTTCTGGTTGGCGACCACGGGGTCATACGACAGGCGCGGGTCGGCCTTGCCGCGCGTGGTGCGAAGGTAGTTCTGGCGGGCGGGCGACGGACCGGGCATCAGATCGTCACCCCGAGCGTCGCCATGATCCGGTTCCGCGCGAGCGCGGACAGGTGGCGATTCATGAGTCGGTCGACATCAGCTCGGTCGAAGTCGTAGTCGTTGCGGAGCCGGTCGGCACGCACGCCGGCCCAGCCGCCGCGGACGGTGCCCCGGGCGCTCTCGGTGTTGACGAGGTTGGAGAGGTTCCGCCCGAAGTTCACGTCCATGCGGTTCTTGGCGAGCCCTGCGTCTTCGCGCGTGTCGGACTCCTGGATGCCGATTTCGCCCAGGGTCCACTCCAGGGGCGGACCGGACGGCGGCGTGTAGAAGTCCCCGAACGCGGCCATGCCCCAGGGTACCTCAGGACGAGAAGAACCGGTCCACGATCTGCGGGTACTCGGAGGTCTGCCCGGACAGGAAGGTGATCATGGCCTGGGTGAGCTGCTTCTCGGCGTTGGCGAGGTGGAGGGTGGCGGCGCCCTCGTTCTCGTCGTCGAGGAACGCGAGGTACAGGGCGTACTCGGCGATCAGGTACGCGAGCTGGTCGGGGATGCCGATGTCGGCCAGGTCCACGTCACCGGTGTCGGTGGGCTCGTTGCCGAGGTCCGCGTCGAGCTGGGTGATCTGGCCGATGTACTCCAGGAGGATGTCGGTGTCGACCGAGGGGGTCGGATACACGTGCAGGACGTTGCCGTAGACCCGGTATTCGAGCGGGACGCCCTGCGACGCCTCGTCGGGCCAGCGGTCGTCGACCGCGGTGTTCCCTTGCAGGGCGCGGAGGCGCTGCTTGTCGGTGTCGTTGTACACGCGCTTCAGCACGCTCGTGCCGGCCGGCAGGGCGACGGTCGCGGTGCCGCCGGTGACGGTGACGGTGTCGGTCTTCTCGGACCACGGCCAGGGGGTGCCGCCGCCGTGTGACTGAAGCCACCGGAACGTGTCGTTCAGGTACTCCTGCCAGTCGTCCTCCGTGACGACCTGGAAGTTGGTGTCGCGGAACCGGCGGGCAAGCCGGGCGATGAGGAGGTCGGTGGTCAGGATCGCCATGTCTCCAGCCTACGGCCTGAGCAGGTGGCCAGTCGTGTAGCCGATCCGCACCTTCTCGATGAACGGGGCCTCGTTCGAGGAGCTGCCGGCGGTCGACTCGATCTGCACGTCGAGCATCTCGCCACGGGCCTCGCGGAACCGGTAGGACAGGTGGTGCTTGCCGGCGTCCTCCTCGATGCTGTGGGTCACGCCACCGACCGTCACGTCGACCGTGGCGTCGGAGTCATACACCTCGGCGAAGACCTGCACCTCGCGGATGGCGACCTGGCGCCCGTCGGAGGCGTGGATCGGGACGGACTTCCACGTGAACGCGTCGACGCGTAGGTCTTCGACCGGGAAGTAGTCGAGCAGCCCGACCGTGGTGCCATCCTGGGTCGACAGGTTGAAGATGCGGTTGCCTCGGTTGCCGAACCCGAACCGGAAGTTGTCGAGCGCGCTGATCGTGAACCACGACTTCGTCTCGAAGTCGTAGCAGAGACCGCCGCCGGCGATGAGCAGGTTCTCCAGGTACGCGAGCGCGCGCCCTTCGAGGTCGACGTTCTGAATCTGGAGCGACAGGTCGGTGAAGTTCGCACCGTTGTTCGTGAGGTGGATGCCGTCGGCACTGGAGAACGCGAGGCCCTCCGCGGTGATGACGCCCTTCTGCGATCCGCTCGGCCGGCGGGCGTCCGACATGGATCGGACGATCGGTGCAGTGATGTCACCCTGCACGTTCACCCACGGCGTGTCGCCGAACCCGAGCAGCAGGTCGCTCGGCTGGTACGGGTGCATGAGCTGTACGCCGCTGTTCGTGCGCGAGATGTTGATGGGCAGGTTGTTCGCGGCGGGCCAGGACGAGACGCTCTGCGAGTCGGTCCAGCGCAGCGTGTTGCCGAACGCGGTACCCGCGCTGGGCACGACCGTGATGATGCGGTCGTCGCGCACGGTGAGGAGCTGCACGAGCGCGGAGAGCTGCTTCGTGACGGCGTGCGTGTCGCGGCGGTAGGACCACACCCCAACGTCTGCGGTGGGGGAGGCGAGCGAGTACACCACGTAGATCACGCCAGCCGCGTCAACGAACGTCTCGGCGATCACGGACACGTTGGCGCCACCGCCGGTGGCGTGCGTCTTGCGGGTGGTCCACGAAGACTCGCCAGCGCCGGAGTCCATGCGGAGCATCTTGATCGCGTCCGCGCTGTGGTCGTAGACCCACAGGTACCGGTCGACGCCAAGCGGGCCCGGGATGGTGAAGTAGTGCAGCACGGTCGAGCTGGACGGGATGCCGGTGGTGGGCGGGGTGGCGGCAGCCTTGTGTGTGGCTCGAAGCCCGCCGGCCAACGCCGGCTGGCAGTCCTCCATGATCGCGGCCGCGCTTGGGGTGGCGGCCATCGTGGTGTTCTTGGTCCACAGGCCGGGGGCGAAGTCGGTGATCTCGACCCATTCGAGGTGCTGGTTCCGCGCGCTCACGAGTCGTCCCGTCGGCCGCCCACCTGGCGGAAGGTGGTCTTCGGCTGGGTCCGGTCGTGGAGGAGCCGGGCCGCGTGGTCGAGGCAGGCCCCCATCGCGTCCCGGTACTTGTCGCGGGTGGCCGCCTCGACGCGGGCGTTGCCGGCGCGCATGGACTCGACCACGTCGACGTGTCCGGGCGCCTCGATCCGCATGCGGGCCAGCTCGGGCAGGATGGCGTGCTTCTCGTCCAGGCGCCAGTGGCCGATGAGCCGGTCCATGCCGTCCTCGCACGCGCGCCACACCTCGTACCGGCGGCCGACGTGGCGCTTGCCGGTGGTCCGGTCGCGCGCTTCGACGACCGCCAGCTCCAGGGTCAGGTGCGGGTCACCGGGCCAGATGACGCCGTCGCCCTCACGCAGCTTGCGGTCCAGCTCCCAGGCGTCGTGGTCGATCGTCCCGATTCCCGGCCGGTTGATCAGCATGGACCCATCCTACGAGACGACGAGGGCCCGGCCGATGACCGGGCCCCCGTAGTCGTAGCAGTCCCGGAGCTAGATGACTGGTGCGGCCACCCGAGCCACGACGTGGCTGTTGCGGTTGAGCGCTTCGAGGTTCTGGTACGCCTTGAAGCGGCCCTCGACCGCGTCGGTGCCGTCGAGCGCCTTGTACAGCACGCTCGTGCCTCCGATGTCGTCCCACGTGAAGTCCTCGCCCACGAAGCGGGACAGCTCCGACTTCGTGATGCCGAAGATGTAGGTCTCCGGGTTGAAGCGGTCCTCGACGAGCATGCCCTGGGCGATCTGGACACCCGTCCAGCCGGCCTTCAGCTTCATCTCGCGCGCGTCGAACCGCTTGGCGACCCGCAGCTTGTTGGCGAAGAACGAGACCTGCTTCGGCGCGGCGAGCCACAGGTCGGGGCTTCCACCGTCACCGTCGAGCTGGACCTTCTGGTTCGCCTGGTCGAGGAAGATTTCGCTGATCTCCTCGGTGCCGTCGCCGTACACCGGCGTCGCCCACTCGGGCGTGGTGGACGGGTCGACGTTGGCGTACACGTCCGTGTCCGACAGGATGTGCCGAAGGCCGTTCATCTCGCCGCCCTCGGCGGTGGCCTCCTGCCAGTTGCCCTGTCGGGCGAGGTAGTCACCCGTGGTCGCGCCCGTGACGGCGGGCGAGAAGGTGATGACCTTGGTCGCCGGGTCGATGGCCGTGACCACCGAGGAGCCGCGCACGGAGCCGTCGGTCCCGTTGATCACGTCGATCGCCATGTTGCGGAAGAAGTACCTGATCTCGGCCGGGTCGGCGGAGCCGAACGTCTGCGTGGTCGTGGTGCCCGCCGTCGAGGCGGTCGCCACGAGCGCTCCGAGGTACAGCGTCGAGCTGATCTCGACCGCGGCGTTGTAGCTCTGCCGCGCGCAGTCCAGCTTCAGCGACTTCTCGCCGTAGCGCAGCTCGGACTCCAGCGCGCGCGTGAACGACCCGCGGTCGTTCTTCGTGAGCGCGATCGCCGGGCCGGACACCTTGATCGTGTGGTACAGGTACGCGAGGTTGTCGCGAACCTGCTTGAACCGGTTCCGGTCGGCGGTCGGGAGCGTCTGAAGCTCGCCCCGCGCGCCGGTCGAGGTCGACTGTCCGATGTGGACGGTCCACACGGCCTGGCGGCCCTGGATGTCCTCGGTGTTGGTCGAGATTTCCGACCACACGGGGTTCGAGTAGTTGACGGCTTCGCGAAGGCCCGGCCCGTAGTCGTCCTTCAGCGCGTCGTCGAAGTTGGCGAGTGACTGCGGCATGCCGTCAGCATACCGAACACCCGTTCGAGGGGGGGTGTGACGCCGGGGCTCTACGCCCCGGCGGCCGCCCGCTCACGCGCCTTGCGACGCTCGATCGCCTCGGCGATCGACTTGGGCGGCTCCCGCTCCTCCTGCTGCGAGCCCGCGCCCGCGCCGGTGCCGAGCGACTTCGGCGTGCCGGCGGCGGCCTTGCGCTTCTTCTCGATGTAGGCCAGGGCGCGCGCCTCGGTCAGCTTCTCGAAGTCGTCGTAGCCCTTGCGGACCGCCTCCTCGACCTGCGCCGGCGACGGTACGCCCTTGACCTTCGTCAGGTACTTGTCGGCGATGCGGAGCACGGCGAGCTGCTCGTCCATGCCGTCGACACCGAGCGTCTTCAGGGTCGCCTCGGTGGCCGCGGCGGCGGCCTCCTGGGCGCGCCGGGTCTCGGACGAGGCGCGCTCCTGCTCCAGGCGCTCGCGCTCGGCCTTGATCTGCGCCTGGAACTCCCGCCGGGTCATGACCTCGTCGAGGTCCTCGTCGTCCTCCTCGGCCGGCGCGGTAGCGGCCGGCGCGGCGGTGCCAGGCGCGACGAGCGCCTTCATCTGGTCGAGCGAGAGCCCGAGCGCGGTGCCGATGTCGAGGAACGTCTGGACGGCGCCCTCCTCGGTCCCCAGGTCCTTGTGGAGCTGCACCAGATCGTCGAGGTCCTCCACCTTGATGTCGGGCAGCTTCTCGACGTACTGGCGCGCCTGCGTGGTGCGCTCCTCGGCCAGGGCGCGGAGGTAGGCGACCTCGTCCTTCGTGAAGGTGTCCCGGTCCTCGGGGAGGTCCGGCACGGCCCACGGGTCGGGCGGGGTCTCGGGAGCGATGGCGTCGAGGTTGATGTCCTCGGCGGCCGTCTCGGGGGCGGCACCCTCGTCGGGGGTCTCGTCGGGGGTCACGTCGTCGGGCATGTCTGCCTCCGTGTCGTCGAACGGGCGTTCGGGGGTAGCTTACCGGCCCATGCTGGCGGCCTGGGTGTCCGATGACACGCCAGGGACCGCGCCGGGCTCGCCGGGACCGCCGATGCCGGCCGCCTGGCGGATGTTGCTGGGCGCGTCGTTCAGCGGCGACGGCGCCTGGCCGGCGGCCACCGCGAGCGGGTCGTTCACGGTGCCGGTGGCGGGGTTCACGTACATGGGCGTGCCGCCCGCCGGCGGCGAGCCTTCGGGCGCCATCTGCATCATGAGGTCTTCCCGGCCAGCGATCGGCGGGAGGTTGGCGCTGTCGACCTGCGGCGTGCTGCCGGTCGGCACGGCCGAGGCGGCGAGCACCAGCTCCTCGTGGACGGCGCAGTGGGCGTCGAAGACCGCGCGCAGCTCGTCGTCGAGCGCTTCGTACTCCTGCGTCTTGCGGAAGTTGTTGTGCTCGGTGATGTGGACAGCGTGGTTGTCGAAGCTGTGGACCTTCGCCATGACGCCGTTGCGGAGCTGGGTGTTCTCGCGCACGGCCTGCCGCGCGTCGACATCCATGTGCTCCATCATGAACTCGGTGCCCGGAATGTCGAGGATGCGGAACAGGAACCTCGGGTCCGGGAACACGCCGAGCGGGGCGAGCTGGAGCGCCAGGTTCGTGCGGGCCGCGCGGCTGCGAGGCAGCGCGCTCGCCGACTCGACGTGAACGTCGAGCACGTTGGCGACATCGGCGCCGGCGAACCGGTCGGCCTCCAGGTTGCCGTCTTCGGACCACGTGCGGACCATGCGGTCTTCGGTCCAGAACTGCTTGACGAGCATGAGCATGTGCCAGCCCACGTCCTGCACGTGCTTGGCGAGCATCTTCGCGGAGATCGCCAGCTTCGTGTCGTCGGCTTCCTGGAGCGCGAGGATCGCGGCCGCCGGCGTGGACGCGGCGGTCTGCCCCTGGGTCGCGTCGCTCTGGCCGGACCGTTCACCCATCTCGGCGTCGGCGCGCGCCATGCCCTGCTCGAACTGCGTGATCCACTTCGCGTCCGGCACCTCGATCTCGGGCTTGCCGTTCACGGGGGCGAACGGGATCATCTGGAGCCGCGTGTTGACCTTGTTCGGGTCGATGGACCCGACCGGGAAGAACACCTTGGGCACGAGCGTGCGGCGCAGCTCGGCCTCGCGCGAGCGGGCATCGTTGTAGTCGACCTGCATGGGGATCAGGTCGTCGAGCCAGGTGCGCCCCTGCGCGTCGTGCATGCCGGGCAGCAGCTCGGCCGGCACGAAATGCTCGAACGGGTAGTCCATCGGGCCTTCGAGGATCGTCTTGCCGGACCACGTGATGACGAGCCCCTTCGGCATGGCGCGGCTGGGGAGCTGCCAGTACTGATGGACCTTCACGAAGTCCTCGGACGACTTGTGGCCGCCCCCGTTGATGTCGGACAGCTCGTTCACCTCGTCCATGAGCGAGCGGCCGTGCTCGGCGCCCTCGATCATGTCCTTGCCCCACTTCTCGAACACGTCCTCACGCGTGGTGCAGACGGTCCGCACACACCAGCGGGCATCCTCGAACCGGACGGCGCTCGGGTCGACGACCAGCTCGTAGGCGGGCACCTCCTCGATGACGATGTCGCCCTCGCGCAGCGGCTCCTCGCCCTCGACATCGGAGTCGAGCACGGTGGGGCCATCGCTGGCGTTCCAGGTGACGTGCGTGTACGACCAGCCGAGCGTGACGGGCCAGAACCAGAACGAGGTCATGTAGGTGGTCCAGCCGAGCCGGCTCAGCTCGTGCGTGAGGATGCGGGTCCCGACCTTGGCTGAGCCCACGTCCTCGTCGTCGTCCGAGGCGGGCCGGCACTCGGGGAGCGGGTTCTCCTTCGTCAGCTTCGAGACGGCGCGCTCGACGATGGAGGCCAGCTTGTTGATGGTGAGCCGGATCGGGGCGTTCACGTCGTCGGCTTCGACGGACGGCTTGGCCCACTGCTTCCGGTGGGAGTCCCAGGCGAGCCACTGATGGCCGAGCACCATCGCGAGGTTCTGCTTGAAGCGCAGCTCGGGCATGCGCTTCGAGGCCCGCTCTCGGCGGGCGTCCAGCCAGACGACCAGCTCCTCGTGGTCGGTGGGCGGGATGAACGGGTTCTTCGGCGTCTTCGGCATCAGTCAGGCTCGGTCTCGTCCACCCGTACCTGCACGAGGCCGGTCGGGTCTGACACCACCCTACCGGAGGGCCCTCCCGGTTCGTCCTTCTCGGGGTCCCACTCACCGACCCACCGCTTCATGGTCACGTACTCGGCGTGGTCGCGCGCGGCCAGGCGGTCGAAGGCGTCGCCGGTGCGGGCCCGCTCGGTGTTGAGCTGTTCGCGGAGGTCGTCGTTCTCGCGCGCGAGCACGCGGAGCGACCAGCCGAGCACGCAGCCCGTCAGCACGAGGCCGGCGGCGAGGCCGCCGAGCAGCTCACCCCACATTGGAGGTCTCGAACACGTCGGGCTTCACGAACTGGCCGCGGCTGTTGCGGCCGTCGTTGCGTCGGCGGGTCTCCTCGGCCTCGTCCGCCTGCCGCTTGAACACCGACTCGGCCGCGTCGTGGATGCCGATGACGGCGTCCTCGGCGATCTTCTGGTACGCCTCGGCGTCACGCGCGCGCAGCTTGGCGCGCTCCAGCTCGGCCTCCAGCTCGGGGGTCCAGAGCCGGAACTTCAGGGCCCGCGCAGCCGAGACCACGCAGGTCCGGCACAGGAGGAGCAGCCCCTCCTCGGGGATGATCTGCTCGGTGTTCACGAGGTCCTTGGTGCCCTCGCAGACGTAGCACTGGCCGGAGGCGGCGTACAGCTCGCCCGGTTCCTTCGTGTGTCGGCGCATCTCGGCTCCTAGAAGTCGCCCACGCCGAGCGTGGGATTCACGAGTCGTCGCTGTCGAGCATACCCGCCTCGACCCGAACGTCCGTTCGCCCTGTGGTCTCCCCCTACGTTGCGGGGCAGGGGCGGGGCGCCGGTGGAGTCGGCGTACGGGGTCGTGCTGGGCGCGACGACCGGGACCGACAGGTCGTCGGCGAGCGCGAAGCAGTACATGATCGAGTCGGCGCGGTCCGGCGAGGCGAAGCCCTGCTTCCGCATCTCCTCCTTCGTGATCGCCCTGATCTTGCCGGTGACGATCGTGTACTGCATCTGCATGAGCTGGTCCTTCAGCTTCTGGTCGAACGGCACGTACATGTTGATCCGGCCCGCCTCGAAGCGCCGGCGGAGGGCCCACCACCAGGCGGAGCGCGCGTTGGTGCTCTGCTCGTTCACGGCCTTGGCGCCGCGGAACGGAATGACCTGGCCGTTCACGAGCTGCGCCTGCACCTCCTCGGCGTACCCGATGACGCCGGCGCCGACGCCGTCAGCGTCGTAGACGACATAGTTGGGGCCGTACTGCCGCACGATGTCGAGCACGGGCCCACGCCAGAACGAGTCCTGGCGCATGGCGGGGTACACGCGCTGGTCGATCAGGTCGTCGCCCTCGCGCACCGAGACGACGTTCTCGTCGGTGCCGTAGCTGGCGAGGTCGATGCCGACCGCGCGGACGCCACCCATCTGCGAACCGTCCTGCGGGCCAGGGCGCCAGGCACGGTCGATCCACTCCTCGGCGATCAGGGTGCTGTCGGTGAGGCTCCAGAACTTGCCCTCGACGCGGGTGGTCCACTCGTACGTGCCGGGTCCCATGCCGGCCGCTTCGAGGTCTTCGAGGAAGTGCTGGTTGATCAGGTTGGCGCCCTCGGGCACCTCCTCGCCGGTGAAGTTCGGGGTGTCCCACGCGCTGATGCGGATGGTGTCAGTGCGCGGCGAGCGCGCCTGCTGGTACGCGTACGTGGTCGTGTCGGTCGGGTTGAAGATCAGGAGCAGGCGCGCGTCACCGGACGCGAGCAGACCGGTGATGCCTTGCGCCACCTCGGGATCGACAGAGGTGGCCTCGTCGCCGATGATCAGCTTGTGCGCCTGGTGGTACCCCTGCATGCCTTCGGCGCGCGCAGCGGACTGTCCGATGATGAAGTCGTTCGGCCCGTACTCCAGGCGCAGGTCACCCTCGTACAGCCGGCCTTCCAGGCGCACGCGTCGGTGGATGTCGGGGAACACCATCCGCAGCTCGCCCCACATGTTGTCGCGGAGGTGCTCCTCTTTCGAGGAGGTGGTGATGATCTTGGCGCCGCGACATGGCCCTTCGCACGTCACGCACGGCGTGCCGGGGGTGAACGCGTCGTAGAAGGCGAGCGCGATGCGCGCAGCGAGGAACGTCTTGCCGGAGCTGTTGCAGCTCGGCACAGCGACGTGCGCGCGCGGTTTGCTGATCGCGGTCGCGATCTTCCGCTGGATGGACCACAGCTTGCGTCCTTCGGCCACCTCGATCCACTCGCCCAGGTCGAGCTGGCCGAGCATGCGGAGTCGTTCGCGTGAACCCGAGCTGGTCTGCGTCATGACGCTTCGATGCGGTTGTTGGTACCGCTGTCAGTGCCGGCGCCGGCGAAGTCGGTCTCACCCGCGATGGTGAGGAAGTTGCGCGTCGAACCGGACACGAAGTTGTACGGCTTCTCGCTGCCACCGCCGTTCACCGATCCAACCGAGGCGATGATGTTGCAGAACACAGCGTCGTCCGCGAACTCGATAGCTGTGCCGCTGCTGCCACTGAACTCGACGCTCACCGCACCCGTGACGCGCTCCCCACCGATGGTCACAGCGGGGCTATCGGTCGTTTGGCCGACACAGATGTTCACCACAGCCGGCCCGGAGATGTCCACCTGACCCTGAGCGGTCACGTCGATGTTGTGCGACGCTTGCGGCGTGGCCGGGTTCGGCGCCGGGATGGTGATGTCCTGAAACGCGCCGCCGCGCAGGAACACGCCAAGGTTCGTCGTAGACGAGACACTGATGCTCACGGTCTGGTTGGGCCCGGAGCTACGCCCCCAGGCGTGGGTCGGCCCGTCCCAATAGACGTAGTTGTTGGCCTTGCTGAAGTCGATCGTGGGACGCGCTTGCGAACCGGAGCCGACTCCCCAACTGTTACGCGTGGCCCAGCAATCGAAGAACGCGTTGGTCACGTAGTTGAACGTGTAGGTGTTGCCGTCCGCGAGCACGAACTGGACCTCGTGCGCGGTGAAGCTGCCAGTGGTGTTGCCGCTGCCGCCAACGGTCGCAGAGGTCACGCCTGCAAGCTGAAACTGCCCGCCACGCCACCACACGACGTTGCCCAGGGACGCGCTCGTGAACAGGAGATCGACCGTCACGGTGTCGTGCAGGAAGACGACGCCGCAACCTGGGGCCAGGGTACGCCCGGCTGTGCCTTGCTGCGCGATCACGTAGCACCGCTCCAGGATGATGCGCGCCGGGCCGTTGGTGGTGAACACGTTGCCGGTGCCGCCGGTCAGGTCGATGCCGATGTCGCGGACGATGAGGGTGCCGGCCGTCTCAGTCCAGTTGGGCTCCTCGTCGTCCCAATCCCACGACGTTTCGCCGTTGGCACCGCTGGTCGAACCAGAGGCGAGCGGGTACACCCCGCCGAACGGCGGGTAGACCGCGCCAACGAGTACGGTCAGCGGGATGCTGGAGGTGAGCGGTGCGGTCTCCACCACCAGGCCAGGGAGCACGCCGATCCGCACCGAGTCGGTGTAGCCCTGGCCGTACATCGTGTTGATGGCCGAGAACACCGTCTTGAAGCGCTGGGTCGCCGGGTCGTCCGCGGCGAGTGCCGGGTCGACGATCGCGTCCCACTGCTGCGTGACGACGTTGCTGCGCAGCGACCCCGACACCTCGTCGAAGTTGCGCCGGATGTGCTCGGCCGCATCGTCGGGCAGCCCAGGGTAGTCGCGCCAAGGCGCCTCGAACGGCATGGACTCAGCCTACCGGCCGGTCAGCCGGCTAGGAGAAGAACAGCGCGACGCTGTACGTGATGCTGTCAGCGTCAGCGTGGGTGGCGCGCACCCGCACGCGCGCGGGCAGGGCGAAGTTGGCCGACACGTTCGCGGTGTTCACGGCGCTGTTGCCGACGTGCAGGAACGTGACGCCCGTGCCGGTGACGGCGGCCGACACGATGAGGTCGAACCACTCCTGTGCGGCCGGGTCCCAGCCCTGGATGGCGAACACGACCGACGGGGTGTCGGTGACCGCGCTCACGTCGATGCGCGCGCTGAGGAGCTGCGCGTAGCGCGGCGTGGCGACGCCCTCGGTGCCGTCCGCGCCTGCGGTGGCCGGCGTCGCCGTGCGCGCAGCGGTGTCGAAGAAGGCGATGCTCGACGGCATCCCCCCCAGGCCGCCGTGACCGGCGGGAGTGGACATGATCAGACCCCGATGGCGAGGATGCGGACCGTGTGCGGGGTGAACGCAGTGTCGGAGTCCGCGACCTCACCGAGCGCGACACCGTTGTCCGAGTCGGTCTGGTTGTAGACCCGGATCGTGTCGTCGGTGTGGTTGTACACGTACACGTACGCCGCCGTGGTCGGGTCCTCGGGCACGATCCAGGCGAACTGGATGGTGCTGAGGCCGAGCCACTGCGGGTTGAACGCGATCCCGTCGTAGTACTTGGCGCCCACGGTGAACGTGCGCGCGACGACGCGATGGACTCCCCACACGTCCGTCTCGAAAGCGGTGCTCGCGAAGGCGGTGGGTACGGTGCTCGGTGCAGCCATGCCGTCAGCCTAGCGCGTGCGCGCGGCCGGGACGTGCGCCGCGTAGCTGGCGAGGCAGGAGCCGGTGCGCTTGGCGAGCCGATCCTCGTGGGACTCGATCAGGCGGTCGTCCGCGAAATGCCAGGCCCAGGCCCACGCGCCGGCCTCGCAGAGCAGCTCG